TGAAGAAGGTTATTGGGAAATGTTTTATGAAGAAGCTAGTTATTATTGGGAGAACTCTGACTCCGTTGCAGTGGCATACTCTGATGCAGAGTTTTACGAATATCATATGCCAGGTATTATAAATCAATACAATCAAGATAATAAAATAAAAGAATGGCAAGCAGAAGCTAGTATAGTTTTAGGAGTAGATTTTTACTTAGGGAATGACAATTATTATTCCCATTTTTGGGTTAATTCATTTCTATCAACTGTTGGTTTGACAGATAAGTCTTATGATAAAGATGAAGAGCAATATGACATAGGAGCTCTGGTTGGAGCAAATTTCAATGAACATATTGGGGTATTTATTGAGGGTAGTAAATTGAAATACTACGGAAGAGAAGAGTATAACATAAGTACAGGAATAAATTGGAGATTCTAGCAGAAATATTAACTGATTTAATTTCTTTCCTTATAGGCTTTTTGCTTGTCTTTGGAGTAGGATATTTAATGATAAAGGAGTATTTATGAAAAGAACAGGATCAAAACTAAAGACAGGAAGTCTTAGAAGAAAATATAATACTGGCAAAAAAAGATCAATTAGAAAAAGAAGAAAAAAAAGAAATGGAACTACTAAAAGAGTTATGACAGGGCATTCAAGGAAAAGTACATTTGGAGGACACAGATAGTTATGATACAAGCATTATTAATAAAAACTGCTCAAGATAAAATTATTAAATTTATATTAAAGAAATTTAAATTAGATATGATTTTAGACTATGTTGAAAAGCCAAATGAGCTAGATATTCAGATGAAGCAAGTTCAAAAAACATCATCTAAACAAGGCAAAAGTATGGAAGTAATGGAAAAAGATATTGCTATACTTAAAAAAGATTCTCATCCTCCTATCTTTGGAGAAAAAGATTATAAGGATATATTAAAAAGGTTAAGGAAATTAGAAAATGGACAAAAAGGCACAAAGAATACATAAACTATTTGAGACTGCTAATACAGCATCTAGAACTCAATGGGAATATATAAATCAAAAAGGTTTTGATTTTTCTAATGACAATCAATTATCTGAAGAAGAAAGATTATCTTTGCAAGAGCAAGGCATGCCTGATTTTACTATTAATAGAATAATTCCTGTAGTAGAAATGTTAAATTATTATGCTACGGCTAATCATCCTAGGTGGCAGGCTGTGGGAGCTGAAGGAAGTGATTCTGATGTTGCATCTGTATTTTCTGATTTAGCTGACTATGTATGGCATATATCTGATGGAACTACTATTTATTCTAATGCTGTAAATGACGCTGTAACAAAATCTACAGGCTATTTATTAGTAACTGTTGATAAAGATGCCGATAGAGGTATGGGAGAAGTTGTAATTAAACAACCTGATCCATTTGATATATATGTTGATCCTAAATCTAGAGACGTATTATTTAGAGATGCAGGTTTTATTATTATAAGAAAAATATTACCAAGAAATCATGTTAAAAAATTATTTCCTGACAGTGCTAGAAAAATAAGTAAAGCAGCATCTTTAAATGATGCAATATATTCTTATTCTGAAAAATCATTAGGAATGTATAGAAAAGATTTTTCTCCAAAAGATATTACTGAAGCTGAATCTATTGATCCAGAAACTGGAGATAATGAAGATATGCTTGAGCTTTCTGAAACATATGAAAAAAAGAAAATGAAGTATATGAATGTCTTTATTAGAATAGAGCCTAGTAAAGAAGAAATAGCGCAAATGAAACAAGAAGCTGACAGGCAATTAAAAGAAATGCAAAAAGAAATGCAGGTTCAATTATTAGAGCAAGAAGCTCAATTAAAAAAAGCATTAGAATCTGGAGAGCTTATTGAAGAAAGATATAATCTTGAGTTAGAAAAAGCTCAAATGTCAATGCAAGAGCAATTAAATCAAGCGCACCAACAAATACTACAAGAAATGATTAATGCAAAAACTATTACTGATAATCAGATAATGGTTGAAAAAGATTTTAAAGAAGCAATTAAGAATGAAGAATTTCAAAAAACAGTACAAGAAGCAGTCCCTTTTTTCAAAACTGTTATTCAGTTATGTTGTACTGTAGGAGATAAAAATTTATATGAATATTTATTACCTGATACAATATCAGAGTATCCTTTAATTCCTTTCCATTATAAATGGACTGGAACTCCATTTCCTATGAGCGCTGTTTCTCCTTTAATAGGTAAGCAAAGAGAAATAAATAAATCTCATCAATTAATGGTACATAATGCATCTTTAGGTAGTTCTTTAAGGTGGATACATGAAGAAGGATCTATAGATACAGATTACTGGGAAAGATATTCTAGTTCACCTGGAGCGTTGCTTCCAATAAGACCTGGAGCAGCTCCTCCTCAACCTGTATTACCTGCTCAGTTATCAAATGCGTTTTTTACAACAGTACAAGAAGGTAAACAAGATATGGAATATTTAGCTGGTATATATTCTTCTATGCAAGGAGATACTAAAACTACTGGAGATATGCCTTACAGAGGTATGCTAGCTATGGATGAATATGGAACTAGAAGAATAAAACAATGGATGACTTCTGCACTAGAGCCTGGATTAAGGCAAGTAGGTGAGGTAGTAAAACAATTTACTCAAGCATTTTATACTGCTAATAAAAGATTTAGATTAATACAACCTAACTCTATCCAAGAACAAAAAGAAATAGAAATCAATGTTCCTATATTTAATGATATGGGAGAAGCTATAGGTAAATCTATGGATTACTCATCAGCTAGATTTGATGTTAGAGTTATTTCAGGATCTACGTTACCTGTCAATAGATGGGCTTATTTAGCAGAATTAAAAGAATTATTGCAATTTGGAATAGTTGATGATATAGCTGTTTTAGCTGAAACAGATATTAAAAACAAAGAAAATATTGCTAAAAGAAAAAGTGTTTATGCTCAACAACAACAGCAAATCTCATCTATGGATGAGCAATTAAAAGACCAAGCAGGTACTATTGAAACACTAGAAAGACAATTAGTACAAGCTGGAATTAAACAAAAAATTATGTCTGCTGAAGTTGAAATAAATAAAAAGAAAGAAGAAGTTAAAGGAAGTATGAATGGAGAGTTTCTTCAAACAGAAGCTGAACAAAAACTTTTACAAGGAACTATGAAGAAATTTGCAGACCTTGAAAAGAAAGAAATAAGCTTAGAGAAAAAAATGTTATTAAAAGACTTGCAATTAAGTAAAAAAGATTCTTAAATTGCTATTCTAAAAATGGGAGATTTTAAATATGAATAAAAATCAAACAGATGGTAACTCAGTTACGGCTGACTCCACAGATGATTTTTTCGAAGCGCTAGAAAATGAAGTTAATAGCGCTATACAAGAAGATACCACTGAAAAAGTTTCACAAGATGGCTCCGATAAGGTAACCCAAAAGAAAGAAGCTAGTAAAGTAAGTGCGAATGAATGGGAATCTAATAATAATCCCTACAAGAAAAGGTATAGTGATTCTTCAAGAGAAGCTAGTAAGCTTAATGATGAAATGACAAGGTTAAAACCTTTTGTACCTTTACTTGAAGCAATGAGGAAGGATGGAAATCTTGTTGAGCATGTTAAAGATTATCTAGTAAACGGAGGGGCTCCTGCTAAAACTGTTAAGGATAAACTTGGTTTAAAAGAAGATTTTGAATATAATGCTCAAGAAGCTATGGTAGATCCAGATTCTGATTCGGCAAAAGTTTTAAATTCACATGTTGATGCTATTGTATCTAAAAAAGTTAATGCTATTATTGATGGCGAAAAAGCTGCTATTAAAGAAGCTAAAAGAAAGTCTGCATTAATAGATAATGAAAAAGCTTTTAAAGAAAAGCATGGTATGAACGATAAAGAATTTCAAAGTATGGTTGCTAAAGCAAAAGAACATACTTTAACATTAGAAGATATATATTATCTAATGAATAAAGATAAAACTACTGCAAATGTCGCAAGCAATACTAAAGAACAAATGCTAGATCAAATGAAGAACATGAAAAACATGCCTGCTAGCGTAGGTGGTGTAAATAGTGCTGGTTCTGCTAATAAATCAGAAGATGATAAAATCTTCGAATCTATCCTTGGCTCAGACGATAAACTAGACAGTATGTTTGGGTAGTATAGGATACTATCCTCATACATAATTAAACAACAAGGAGGATAGCTTAAATGGCTAATTTTTTCGATCTAGGGACTCCAAGTAATGCTCAGTCTGATGTTGATCTGGGTAGTTCTGGAGTTCGTCAAGGTACCTCTCTTGATACTGGTAAATTAAGACGAAAGTTTAATTTTGGTGATAGGGTTTCTGAATTAATGATTGCACAAGATCCATTCTTTAGAATGGTTAGTGCAGTTGCTAAAAAACCTACTGATGATCCATCTTTCAAATTTACAGAAAAGAGACCATCTTGGCATAAGAGATATGCATACCCGATTGCATTCTCAAATGATAATGTTACTTGGGTAAAAGACCAAAGTACTAACGCTACAACTCAATATGATAAATATGAAACTGCAGGTGAGACTGTATACGTTAAAATGGCTGGAGACTATTTAGCTTCAGGTAATATTCAAAACGTATTTGGAAATACTACAGGAAATAATATTGCTGTTGGTGCTGATGGCACAACTCCTGGCTTTTTCTTACCAGGTCAATTAGTAAAAATAAACTTCTCTGCTTCAGCAGCTGGTTCTGTTGCTTCTTATGCAG